ATTGTTCCTGCAATAGAATCAACAATCTGTCGTTGTGCCGCATTATCATAATAGATGGTTCTAAGTTCACCAGTACGAGCATCAATTACCGCCTCTGCTGCTGCACCATATCCATTGCCACCAGAAATTGTTACAGTCGCCCGAGTGTAATCGATACCACGGTTAGTAACTTGAATATTTTGAATCTTGCCATTCACGATAGTTGCTGAAGCATTTGCACCAGTACCATCACCAGTAATTGTGATTGTCGGCGAACTTGTGTATCCTTGGCCTGGATTGGACACACTGATTGCAGATATGCCCGAAAATGATTGTGGAATTTCATCAAACTGTACTACTTGATCTTTACCATCAGCATCTTCCACGGTAAAGAAAGTAGATGAAAGTTTGTTACTGATTGTGCCACGGCGAAGTGGAACATTAAAATAAACTGTATATGGCGTTGATTGTGACGTTATAGGTTTAAATCTTTTCTGTACACGAATGGTTACCTTTGAGCCAACAATTGAATTTGAATCCGTAGCATCTATGGCATCTTGAACTTTTGATAAAACAAATTTGGAATCAAACTTGTCTAAATTTGTTTCTTTATATGTTAAAACTGCACCACGAATAGAACTTTTCAATTGATCTGAAGTTAAAATAGTTTTGTTTGGGTCGTATGTGACCGTTGGTGAAATTAATAAATACAAAAATTCTGGATCACGAATAATTGTCTGTACAGTAACAATCGCTTTAGGTGCAATAATCTCATCTATAATTCTCTGTTTTTCAACATCAGACAGATAGTAATTTCGTTTTGGTTTTAGAGCAATATATACACGACCATAAGTTGGTGGGGTTTCATCTTCACCACCCCACACCGATACCGAATCTACCGCAGGATAATTTTTCTTGATATAAGTTTCGTAATCCTTATATGTAACTAGACGATTTTGTGTGGTGTATTGTAATGGTGCTGAAAATTTAATTTCATCAACAGTTTCACGCTCTGCACCACCAGATGCTTCTGCTACTGGGTCAATGGTAAATCCAGATAAAACATTTCCTATTGAATCGGTCAATCTAAGTGTTGCGACAAAATTATTTGCCCTGTTTGCAACAATTCCGTTTGTTACCAGATAATTTATTGTTACAACAGAACCATCGGCAATACTTTTACCTATTATATCATTTCCAAAGTAAATATCATAATTTCCTCCCCTATTCTCTTGTAGGTAAAACACTGGAGAAATTGTGGTCGCTTCGGAAGCATTTGATGCAAGAGTGTATATTTCGGATGCAGTATTTGTTGGTGATGGTTGCACCGAAACTGTGATTGTTGAAGTGTCTACACTATCGTCAGGTATAGTAAATACCTGTTTAGGATTTGTTGCTTGTGTATGTAAATATGAATAAGACGATAATTGACCCTCATGTATGGGAAGATTTTCAAAATAAAAACTTGTATTAGATTTAGTTACAGTGGTTTCGGCCAATACAACAAATCCATAACTGACGCCATCAATTTGATTCGATAAAAAACGATATCCTTTTGGTATAGTTACTGTGGCGGCAGTGTTTGATGTTGATGAAACTGTAAAGTTTATATTTGCAGTTGGTGCCTTACGAGAATACGGAACGTAACCTAAAACTTTAGCATGAGAAATTACAGAATCACGAAGTAATGCTGTATCCAAAAATGCCTCATTGGCAATCATATTTAAATAATATGCTTGATAGTGAGTATTGTATGCCAAAACATCCAATAAAATGCTTAAACTTGATCCTTCAAAATCATAGTCAGTAAACTCAGACTGTTGATTCAGAAATGTTTTTAAATTTTGTTTTATACTATCAAAATCAAGTTCGGTGACTCTTAAACGATTTGCCATTTTTATCTAATTCTTTCTAGGAAAAAATCAATGCTAATAGGATTAGGATTATTGATTATAAAAAAATCCATTCTTATATTGTATAGGTTTTCATCTGGAGATGGAGATGCTACCACCCTAGTCACCCTAACTCTAGGTTCAAAATTCTCAAGAACTTCTGAAATTGCTCTTTCTATTTGAGCAGCAACAACAGTATCTACCAATTCAAATAGTAGACTACGCACTCCAGAACCTATCTGCGGTCTAAACGGACGCTCATAAAAGTTGGTTGAAACCAAGTTTTTAACTGAATTTATAATTGCATATTCACCTATTTTTTTGTTGATATCTTTTTTAATTGGATGAATTGTAAAGTTTAAATCCAAATCTTTATAAGTTCTTGTGGAACTTATATTTGGATTAATTGATGAGATAGTAGTTGACATCGTTTATTTATTCAACCTCCAGCGAAAACATTCGGTGATCCGGAAGCAACTGCGGTACAACCACCTATCACATCTCCAACTCTTCCTGCTCCAAATCCATTAACCCTAACAGTTACAGAACCCACAGAAATTGCGGCGGAGTGAACATAACAGGGACTATCACCAGGAATAAGATGAGGAGTATTAATGTCTCCCTGTCTACTCCAAGGAATGCCGTTTACAAAAACATTTGGAGAACCTGCTGCTCTTGCTGGCGTTGAGCAATGAGTTAAGTCTATATCTCCAATTCTACATACTGCTGACATAGTTTCTCCTATTGTCCATATGTTGTATAAGTCGTTGTTGTGTTTGATGGGGTAGCATTTACATTAACGGTGTATGTGCTGGTACTATACGTGTTCGTTCTTATTAATGCTCCACCATTACCCATATATGTGTTTGCACGATTAACTACAATTACTGCACCTCCATTACCTGCGGTGTTCGGTGTTGCGGTGATTGTGGAAGTATAAATTCCATTTGATACAATCGTAATCTTATAAATTGCTCCATTACCAGCAAACACTTCAACTATCCCATTTGCTGAACTTATTGTGGCGCCCGTTGTACTGAAGTTTAAAAATCCATTACCATATGTGCTACCACCATTTGTCCAAGTTACATTAGCAACACCAAAAGGCATATCCGCAGTTGGAGTCGTTGTATAATTACCATTTGAATTCAATGTAATTGTACGAACTGCACCGTTTCCACTAAAGACTTCGACATATGCATTTGCTTGAGTTCCTGTGCCAGAAAATGTTATGTAACCATTCGTGTAACCCGAACCACCATTTGCCTTCTCAAGGTAATCAACAGTAATCTGTGATAATGATGGGTATAACTGTACCACTCTATTCGTAACGGTTGAATCAATAATATTTTGCAATCTAGTAAAATGTCTAGTTGGAACTAGATTTACTGGATGCTCAAATATTTGCGGCAATGCATTTACTGTAAAGGTATATCGTACAATCTTTTCTCTTGATGGATCGGGTCTAAAATACTGCACCGTTGTCCAGTTACTTCTGTCTGCTATTAACGTTGAATATGTTGTATAACTTGTCTGTGCAGTTACAATACCGTCCAAGACTTTAACTGTTTTGTAAAGATCATCCACCGCTAAATCATCACCATACGTACCATTAATTGTATAAGTCGTTATCTGATTACCTAGCCCTTCTGGCGCCGTACTTGTGTTTGATACTGCAACATTAGTAATCAATCTACCTTCAACAGTAACACCATCAAAAGATATTACCGTTGCTCCCGTAGTTGTTATTAGTGTTATGGTGTCCGTGAATGGAACATACTGCCTACCATATCCACCATTTTGAATACCTGCAAGGCCAAACATTATAGACCTTTTTGCCTAGTCAACAACTCTTTAAATCTAGATTGCCACGATTCAATTTCGTGATGCTCCTCATTCGTATGTGGTGGTGGAGGCATATGTGGATTGAATCTGATCACATACTCAAACGATTCGGGCAAATCTTCCCAACGTGTGTACGTTTTTAATTCGCCTTTTTCACGGATAACAAATTCGTGTTTCATATTAGTTCAGACTAATTGTCGGAGCAAGGAAAGTCATTGGACCACCAGATGCAATTTCACAATCACCAGCACAAGCAAATGCCATACCACCCGCAATTTCAGCCGTCAAATCTCCTGCAGCAACAATTCTAATATCACGACCTGAAGTTATAGTCGCATCACCACCAGTAATTATTGTAGTATCCCCACCTGTTGTAACTGTGGTGTCTCCTCCAGTAGTAATCTTTGTATCCAATCCAACTTTAACATCTGCATATCCGCCAACCGTAACACCAGCATAACCACCAACTGCAACCGTAGCAAATGCTCCAACCGCTACCGTAGCATATTGATCAACAACAACAGAAGCACTTTTTTGAACTAGAATTTCAGCATCACCTTGAACAGTTATTTGGCATTTACCCATAATCAAAACATGGTCATCTCCCAACACTATCTCGTAATTATCCTTAGTGATTTTTTCTACCTTATCTCCATTAGGAAACATTTCTTGGAATGAACCACTACGATGGGCAATTTGTATACGCTCTCTACCGAATGTGTCATCGAATTCCATAACATGACCAGATTCAGTTTCCATTACATTGTTATATGGATACTGAGTGCCATATTGAGTGAAGGGTTCATCCCAACTTGCACCTGCTGTTGGCACTCCTTGTACTGTCGAATCTATGCGATCTTGTATAAACGAATCGTTAATTGATTCTGCATCATTGCGTGCCATTCGTGGTGTTGTGGGTTCATCCATAATAGAAGGATTTGCTGGAGCAAAATCTTTTTCTAAAATCTGCACACCCGTACCATCACCATTATAAATTTTCTGATTAGGTTTTCGTGGTGCATATAGTCGATCCGCAATAGTTCTTGGATCATCAAATGCATCTTGTGAATTGGGTTCTTTTAATGGTATATTTGGAAACGAACCCAACATTACAGGTTCTTGTGCATTTTCTCCATCAAGAAAAAAACCGAACACCATAGAACCTTCTTTAGGTGGATAAACATTTGTAGAGTTCACAGGAATGCTAGGCATTGCCCACGGTAACATATCAGTAGGTAAATCCATCTTATTAGATGAGTGCCAACCAATACATCGAACACGACAACGACCCAATCGTATTGGATCCATTCTATCTTCAACTACACCTATCCACCAAGTAAATCCATTTTTACCAGCAAAATCTTTTTGTTCATTATACATGATTATATTCCATACGCTACTGCGGTGTTGTTCTGTTCAACCGTACTCACTTGTTGCTTATCGTTTCTTGTAGAATCAGTCGCAACTTCAATTACTGTTTCATGCCTACTATTGGTAATTATATGTCTTGTTGCAATGATGATATATTTACCACTAATTGATTTATCTTCAGTATACTCACCAATCTCTCTTTTAGCAAAACTAGGTGCAGTGAAGAAAACATTGAATCCCGAAGTTAATTGAAAATTGCCAGGCATAGTAAGTTTTATTCTTCTGGCCGTCAAGTTTTTCAATATTGCTCTTCGTTGAAATATTTGTTCCTCATAGTTTTCAACTAGAGAGACTGATTCTGGATACCATCTTTGTATGTACTGACTATATCTGCGTGCGGCTCCAAAAACACTTAATACCTTACGAGATTCGAATGTGGTTAAATTAGAACTTCCGTCACGGTTTAGAATTTCGGTAACGTTCTGATATTCGTTTGCGTGTTTCATTGCTGTAAAATTCGAATTATATGTAACCGGTTTCGAATCAAATGTTCTTGTCATTGGATCGAATCCAATGAACATTCCGGCATTCACTCCACTTCGTGTTCGATCTA